CTTTGAAGTGCATCATATTGCTGCTGGCTAATCTCACCATTTTGAAGTGCAGTGTTAGCCTGATCGGCTGCGGTCTTTAAGGTTTCAAGCTTATCCTTAGTGCTTCCAATTTCCTGAGTTAGCAGCTTTTGTTTCTGTGCTAAAAGCTCAGTATTTGTAGGATCCAATTTGAGAAGCTTTTCAACATCCTTTAATTCCGACTTCGTTGTCTTAATATCTGAATTAACACCTTTTAAGGCATTTTGTAATTTGGTGGTATCGCCGCCGATCTCAACGGTGATTCCCTTTATTCGATTTGCCACGATAACACCTCCCTTTGTGTCTAAATCCTAAAACAGATAGGAACGAATACACTTGTGTTTGCTGCGCTAAGCTGCTCACTTGCTCCTCCAAGATTTACAAAGCACACATTCTTACTTGTTCCAGCAGCACTGGATGCAAGCCAATAAGAAGCACGTGCTCTATTCTTTATCTGATACTTAGTTCTTTTCATATTATTTTTGAATCGTGAATACTGCGTCATTCCTCGTAAAGGAGATCCACTTGTAGCTCCAAATACACCCATGCCATACATTTCAACTTCATACGGAAGCCATAGCTTAGAAAATGTCTTCCAATCAGTTCCATTGTCTACGCTTGCAATAGATGCACTATTTAATCTTGTCGGAGCTGCTATTACCTTCCCTGAAATCACGTCTTTTAATTCCTGCGGCAAAAAGTAATAAATACCTTCACCGGTATAATCCACTTCAACCATCTCAGGATTAAAAGTTGTAGCATTAGGAACTACTGCTTTTTCACTATTAATCCATGCATATAAATCTGATAAAACAAATGGCACCTTTTCCGTAGCGATTCCATTATTGAACTCGACCTTATTCCAGCAATGCGTCTCCCAGGATAGTTCTCTTGTCATAAAATCAATATGATGACCTATTTCCGGAACCGATGAACCGGTGTACGTATCAATACCAATAATCTCAGCTTTAAATGTGTATCCGTTGGAAGTTGTAAATGGAATATAATCTCCCGGCAAAATTCCTGAATAATCTGCTTTTTCTACTCTGTCTTTAATCCACTGCCAGGCGTTTTCAAATGAATCAATCTCCTCCGAAAAGCAGACAGTTAAATCACGTCCTTCGTATGCATCTCTAAAAAATAACGACTGACCATCCTTTCCATCTTTGCCAGGCTCTCCTTCAGGTCCACGTAAGTCCCCAAGCGCTACCAGGTTCGTCCACTCGTCATCATCTGTATATTTCCACTGGATGTATGTTCCATTGTTTCTAAGCTCAACCTCACGTCCACCGCTGCCTCCTGAAATAGTAACTTTGCTTATTACCTTTCCTTCTGACAAAAGTGATAGCGTACTTCCTTTGTATGAAAGCGCATCACCCTTTTTTGAAAGAAGTGAAAGAATTTGTGCAAATACATCTGTTGGAGGAAGCTTTGGTGTAATTGCATCCTCTAAATAACCGCTCGGATAAACCTTTACATATGCTTTTCCTACAGTAATCAAATCTCCAGCAAAAACAGATACAGCTATTGTTCCTTCTTCCGATAAACATTCCCAAGGCACCCTGCAGCTATCATTTTCCAATATCACTGAATAGGCTCCATTTTTACACGCAAAAATAGCGGTCTTAGTAAGGCCGCTCCATTCATCCGTTATAAAAGTAAATTCACTATTCAAATAATTCTTGCTTTTCTCAACCACTCGAAAATCATCTGTTCGTATAATCGTCTGGTTGCTTATTTCAAATTTCAATATAGGTTCCATCAAAACACCTCTTAGTTAGAATTTATCGAAATCCGCCTGCGTTGCCAGAGTGTCATACTTATATTCATCATTCCCGCTTTCGGAGTACATGTCATTCACCAAACCAATGGTAAGTAACTCTAGGTCCTGAATAGAAATACCTAGCTGTACGCACCGAAGCAGGAACAATGGTGTTGTCATTTCCCTGTCAACTGGGCGAAGTTTTTTTTAGACTCAATGTCTGTCTGAGTGTTAAGTCCCCAAAGTTCAATAATCTCAGGAAGCACCTGGTAAATTGAAAAGGTATTAAACTCATCAAGCCACTCCTCTGGTGTATCTGGAATATTAGGATCGGCATGCTTTGCCATGATGTAAGCAATATTCTCAAACATCTCAAGCGAGAATAAGTCCAAATTAGAACTCTCTGCATCACCGGCTCCTACTGCTTTTTCCAGAGAATTAAGATCTTTATAAATGTCTCTGCCAAACTTAATTCTATAAATACGAGGAATGGCAGCAGATGCCTTAAATGGCACCTGCTTTCCATCAATATCAACCTTCTTAATAAGACTCATAATTAATCCCCGCTTTCCTGTGTACTTGAAGAAGTCATATAAACGCTTTCATACCAGTTCTGATAAACGGAATCAGTTGTATCATCACCAGTCTTAGCTTTAACATAGCCATTAGCCAGAGGTGTTGCTTTAAGAGAAAGTGTTTCAGTCTTAACTTCAATTTCATCCTCATTTGTCTGAGATTCAATTCCCGGACGAGAAGCTGCACATTTATAAAAGACGTGTCTGATCTTCTTCACATCACCATCAAACTCAAATAAAAGAGCGAAGTTTGCTGTTTCAACATTGGCATCTTCGATAAGCACCTTATTGTCATCGAGCTTTTCCTTAAGAACATCTACTCTGAATGACTCCGGAACCATAGCGATTTCCAAATCACCCTCATAACCCATGTTATTGGAAATGGTGTAATAAGCATAACCATCAGCATAGAAGTTGGATGGTTCACCATTGGCATCAAGACCGATGGATACAGCTCCAGGAATAGGTACAGGAGTACCGTATGTTACGTTGCCACTCTCATCAATATTAAGAAGGGCGTAATGTACATTTTTAAGGTTGTACTTGACCTTGTTTTTCTTGTTGGCCATTTTAATTACCTACCTTTCATAGAAATACTAAACGTAAATGCAACCTCATAGAGCTTCTCATCCTCTATCCACACTTCCGTTTGATTATAAAAAATGCCATGCTTATCAAGCACAGCGGTTACAAGTTCCTCTACAGATAAATCTTTCTTATCCGTATATAATTCAATTCTTACTTCGTTTATCTTATGCCACACAATTCCATCTGCAGCAAAGTTATCACTGCCCGGAATCAGGTAACATATAAACGGTGGATCTGGAGCTTCTCCTTCTGCAAAATGATCATATGCAAAAGGGACTCCCATCTCCTTTATGATTTTTGCTAGCTCTTTCATCACGAACCTCCTAGTGCCTTCTGAATTGTTTCTTCCAATTCCTTCGTTGCACTTTCCTCTGCTGGCTGTATATGCGGCTGAGCTTTGGTGCGTCCACCGCCTCTTTTCGCATGACCAAATTCAAGTAAATGTGCAAGCTGGTATTTCCTTGGAGAGCATACCGTAAGTTCCAAAGAATTCGATGTCTCTTTCGTTGTCTTTACTGTCCAACTCTTCGAATATGCACCACTTCTCTTTGGAGCATTCGCCTGAATGTCCTTTTTTACGTTGGTACCGGCTTTTCTTACAGCAGCCTTTAATTCATCCGTAGCAAGATCGGCATATTCTGTCAGGCCTTCCATAATAGCGTCGGCCATGTTATCAATGGTTACTCTATCTCGACCCATGTTTATCGCCTCTCTTTCTCACAGGATAATTTCAAGCATTTTTTCTTGTAATTCATATGGTCCACATTTGTGATGTTATAAATTTCACCATTAAAAATCACTCTGTGCGTAGTAGGCGTTATTACTGCAGTTTCAGATGAATACCTAATCGTAAATGCAATGGATACAGATTCTAAGGTCTCACCGACCTTGTGTTCCTCATTACCACTTTCACCACTAATCGTTGCATAGCAGCTAAAGTAATCAATCCAGGCATTTGTATGATTTCCTATTTCATCCGTTACAACAGCAGTCTTTTGTATTTGTATTCTGGTATTAAGCAGCGCTACATTCACTAGAAGCCCTCCTTCCGCACACCAAATAAAAGTGAGCGGAGGGACAACGTAAGTGCATGATGGTCAGCTTCTTCGCGATGTTCGTACAGATATGCAATCGCATATAATACAGCAAGCTTTGTCCCTGCCTGTTCATCCACAAAGGAAACATCATCAAGTCTTGCAACATCAGCACATAACTTCTCCGAAGTAATTATGATTTGCTCAATCAGCATGTCATCATCCGATGTATCAACTCTTAGATATTTCTTTGCTTCATCAAGTGTTACTAGCATGTTTTCCCTCCGATCAATTGCAAGTGGCCTCACTATAAAGCGAGGCCACCATTAACAGTTACTATTTTGAAGCTGTAGTTGTAGTACCAGCCTTCTGCTGAAGAACCTTGATTGCTTCAGGAAGGATAAGCTTACCGTCAACTCTCTTAGAAGCCTGGAAGCCGATCTGGCCAAGGTCAGCATATCTCTCATTGAGACGCTTAAATGCAACACCCTGTCTATCACCGATCCAGTAGTAAGAGAAGTCACCAAACATTACTGTCTTAGCTCCGGCTGCAATCTCAGGAACGAAAGGTGATGTAATAACCTTCTTACCCATGATTGTATCGAACTCCTTCTCTCTAAGAGCAGGCTGCCATAAGTACTGACCGTTGTTGTCCTTAAGCTTTCTGATTGCTGCAACAGTTGAATCATTCAAAAGCCATACAGCGTCCTTACGGTAAGGTGACTTAAGGCTATAGAAAAGGTCGATGATTTCATCTGCAGTAATAGCAGTTGCGCTTCCTGCAGTAACACCAATTTCAGCACCGCCTGTAGCATTAAGAATACCAGTAGGCTTCTTGCTACCATCACCAATGATGAATGCTTCCTCTTCCTTGTTACCGATACGTCTTGCAAACTCATCCTGGAAGTACTTCTGAAGGTCAAATGCAGAGTCGTTTAAGAGCTCCTCTGAAACCTTGATGATAGTACCAACCTTATGAGCATCAATCTGCTCAGAACCAAATACGTCATCGCTTTCACCATAAGCAGTACCCTCATCAATCCAGTTTGCTACACCCTTAGTTGTAACAATAGGAATCTTATGAAGACCGTTTGAAGTAGTGAATACATGTGCAAGAGAACGAACTGCACTCTCTTCCTCAAGTGCCTGAACGAGAGTCTTTTCAAACTCATCAGGAACAAGATATCCGCCTTCAGTATCAACACCCTCTGAAAGTGCATTACGGATTTCATAAGGAACTCCATCCTTCGCACGAACCTGATCCCAGAAGGCCTTCTTGTAAGCGTCAGATGCACGTCCTACCTTTTCATCCTTCTTCTTGTTGTCAGGCTTTGCTGTAAGAGGAGCTGCTGTAGGTGCTGCAAGCTCACGCTCCATAGCATCCATTCTTTCCTGGCGATCAATCTCGCGGCCAAGATCAACAATCTCCTGCTCCATTCTTTCATAGGTCTGAGTATCCTCTGCAGAAAGAATACCCTTTTCGTTTCTGTGGGAATCTAAGAATGCCTTAGTCTGCTCCCATGTCTTTGCACGCTCTGTGCGTAAATCATTAATCTTACTCATTGTAATTTCCTCCTTAAGGTTTGATAAGATTGAGCCTCTTTTCAAGCTCGTCAATTGGTGTACCAGTTTCTTCTTTTGTTTCCACTGGCTTAGTTTCTGTGGCAGGTTTTTCTGCCGGAATTGCTGCCGCCTGTGCAGGTGTTACCTTTGCTTTATTTACTGGCTTGTAATGAGTCATGATCTTATTCATAAGTCTTGTCTCAGTTTCCTTACCGGAAAATGCATACGCTGGAACATCATCTGCTTTCTTCTTTTCATCTGTTAAAATGTCATCAGCAAAACCAAGCTCGATTGCTTTGTTTGCATTCATCCATGTTTCAGAATCCATTAAGTGCGACAATTTAGCCCTCGTCATACTTGTCTTGATTTCGTAAGCATTGATAATACTTTCCTTAACCTCATCAAGCATCTCGATTGCCTTTTCCATGTCCTCGTGATTTCCGAAGGCCATAGTCATTGGATTATGAATCATCATAAGCGCTGTAGGCGCCATCAAAACTGTGGTACCGGCCATTGCAATAACGGAAGCTGCCGAAGCTGCGATTCCATCAATCTTAACCGTTACATCACTTGGATAATCCATAAGCATGCTGTAAATCTGGCTTGCTGCAATGCAGTCTCCGCCAGGGGAATTGAGCCAAACAGTTACGGGGCCACTACCAGCAAAGAGCTCATCATGAAACATCTGTGGAGTTACATCATCATCAAACCATGATGTTTCCGCGATGGTTCCATATAACTCAAGAACTCTATCCTGACTTTCCTGACCTTCTTCCACCTCTGTCTGGTTTTTCCAATTCCAGAACTTCTTCTGTGCTTTCATCAGAATTCGTCTCCTCCTTTTCATTATTTGCATAAGCCGCACCAGCAGATGCCAGTGGCAGCATATTGCCATTAACAAGATACAAATCACCGCCGAGCTCAGCAGGAATCCTATCAAGGTCCTCAAGCTCTCGAATGTCGTTAGCACTCATCCAGCCATTTTGTCTTGATGTCGCATATCCATTCATACGGCTTGCATAATCACCTCGAAGTAAGCCCTCGACATTTAACTTGAAGAAGTAAGTGTTCTTCTCCTCATTACTAAGAAGGGCCCTGTAAAGTGACTGTTCCCATCGGATAACCCACGGATCCAGCGTGTACTTTACAAACTCTAGTGATTGCTGCTCAATATTAGAAAAGCTCGACTTCTCAAGGTCCGCCAACATGTGTGGAGGTACTCTGAAAATTCGAGCGATTTCATTGATTTGAAATTTTCTGGTCTCCAAGAATTGTGCTTCGTTTGGAGATATTGATATTGGTGTGTATTTAAGACCTTCCTCTAACACTGCAACCTTATGGCTATTTGAACTACCACCAAATGCAGCGTTCCAGCTATCTCTTACCCTTCCTGGATCCTTTAAGGTTCCAGGATGTTCTAAGACACCAGAAGGAGCTGCACCGTTAGCGTAAAACTTAGAACCATATTCTTCTGCAGCAATCGCAAGTCCAATCGCATTCTTAGCCATTGCAATAGGTGAATACCCCACAAGGCCATCGAAACCAAGACCTGGAACATGCAATACGTCAGATGGGTCAAGATTTACTGTGGTGCCTTCCATAGTTGGTGCATCATCAGAACTTTTGGTGTACTGATAATACAGCTTTCCATTCTTGTCTCTATCCACACTCATTCGATCAGGCATCAAAGGATATAAAGCAATTACTTCTCCTTTACCATTTCTAATTATCTGTGCATAGGCATTACCCCAAAGAAGTAAATGCGTCATGAGCGTTTCCCTGAAAACAAATGATGTCATTTCTGGATTTGGCTCATCATGCAATAATCGAAATAACGGATGGTCATATGCTTTTTCTTTTCCGCCTTCATCATTATATCTGTATACGTTAAGCGGCAAGCTTGCTATTGCTTCTGAAAGAATTCTGACGCAGGAATAAACTGCAGTCATTTGCATTGCGCTTCTTTCATTTACTCTTTTACCAGAAGTTGTATTTCCCATAAAAAAGCTATAAGCGCTACCACTTGTTCTATTTGTGGGTGCATCTCTGCCCCTGAATAATCCACTGAATATTCCCATACGCTTCACTCTCCTTCCAAGGCCTGATTAAGACCTTCTCGTATAACAAGCATTCCAATAAAAAATAAAGTAATCATTAAAATACTAATAAACCTCTCGAATCATATACGCTTTCGCTTGTATCATTGCCGCACCTGATTGCTCTATCAAGTGCCATGATACATGCAATCGCACCGTCGATTTTTTCTGTCGACTTCGCTTTATCTGCTTTAATATTTCCTGCAGGATCAGTACGAATATAAATGTTATCCATATTCCACCTAAGAACCGGATGCGCTCCGTGAGCCAGCTTCTTTTCAAGCGTAAGCTTCATAAGCTCCTTCGTTGGTGGAGACATGGAAGCAAATCCCTGTCCCATAGGCACAACAGTAAATCCCATACCTTCTAAGTTTTGTACCATCTGGACTGCTCCCCATCTATCGAAAGCAATCTCTCTGATGTTATAAATCTCACCCAGGTGTTCTATGAACTTTTCAATATATCCATAATGAACAACATTTCCTTCTGTGGTCTGTATATACCCTTGGCGCTCCCAAATGTCATATGGAACATGGTCCCTCTTTACTCGAAGGTCCAGTGTATCTTCTGGAACCCAGAAATATGGAAGCACATAGTATGGTTCCTCTTCATCTTCTGGCGGGAACACCAAACAAAATGAAGTAAGGTCCGTGGTGCTCGAAAGGTCAAGTCCACCGTAGCAAACCCTGCCTTCTAATTCTTCTGGATTAACCGGGAATGCACATGCATCCCATTTTTCCATTGGCATCCATCTAACTGCCTGCTTCACCCACTG